GGTGTTCTTACAACGGTAACGACAAGACGCTCAAGAGTTGGCGATGTGGCCACATAAGCATCGAGTCTAAGTGTTCCGTTTTCTAGGTCACTGGTAGAATTATTAGCATCAGAACAAACAACTAGATAGGCTTGTTCTGGTCTTGCACCGAATAGTGCACCTTGGCGATAGAGTTGGCCCATTACCTGAGTGGCGATAGACTTTGCTCTTGCGTAGAGTGTACCGGCAGAATCAATTTGTTCAAAGAGAACGTCATCGAAGCTTCTTGCAAGAACATCAAGCAGCACGTTAAGAATTGCGCGAGTATTGACAAACTTGAAGAGTGCATTGGAGCTAGTGGTGCGAGCACCCCAAGCAACGATTCCTCTATTAGGTAGGCTTCTGATTGGGTTGAGGCCAAGAGGATATGTAACTTCTTGCTGCTGGGCTGTGATATCAAAGCGAAGGGCGTTAGCTCCTCTCAGTGGGTATCTTGCACCTGCAGGGGCTTGTTGGAAGCCTTCATTAACATATCTAGAACACGCAATACCAGCAACAAAACCACTAGGTGGTACGAAGCGGTCAGCAGCATTCTTGATGTATGGAGCGTAGAAAGCAGCATGGCCAAAAGGAGCTCCAGCGATACTCTTGATGTAAGCTAGTTCATCTTGAACTTCGCTGAGGCTGAGTTCATCAGCACCACAATCAATAAGAGCAATATGTTGAGTTCCAGAGATGCCTTCAACTTCACCAAGCTTACCTTCGGCAGCTTTTAGAAGTGCTTGGGTCACTTTAACTCTTTCTTCACGAGCTTGTTTCTTGGTCAGTCCGCCAACAGTTGATTTAAATCCACCGAATGCTTCAGGAGCAAATAGGAATCCAGGACGATAGTCTCCAGAGCCCATACCTTGCTCAATAGCATAGATAAAGTCTTGTGAACGAGCCTTAGCAGATAACTTGTAATTAACAAAATCAGCCGCTTCATCAAGAGAGTTAATCCTAGCAATATTGTTATCTTTTTGGCCATAACGATTAAGACCAGCAACAACAGGAGAAGGAATACCATTCTTAGAAGTAATTTTTACCTTAAGAACATAGTCATGACGATAGAAACCATTGCTGATTGAGCTATCACGGTAGACTACGGTATCGCTTGAGGTAAAAGCTGGAGCGGTAACGACAGTAAACTGAGAGTCGTTAGTAACGGTATCGACTTCAAAGCGATATCCATTAATTACAACATGCGATCCAGAGTAGATTTCCTCAGTAAACTTAGTACCAACTGTGCTGAATGAAGTACCAGCGGCAACCACATTTCCAGCAGGGTTACGAACAATAGCTTGTGTGTTAGAAGCAACACTTACAACCTCGTAGGTATTAGATCCAACAAGGACTCTGTATCCAGGAGCAATTACGCTAAGGAACTCGGTGCTTGTTCCAATAAGTGAGCCATTGGCTTGTAGTTCAATTGTTCCAGATTGTGAAGAAACTGAACCTTGGATAGTTGTGCTACCAGAAGTAACTGCAACAACACCTGTTAGTGCTTTACCGTCGTTAGATGGGCGAAGTGCAGGTGCACCGGTTACGCTAAGAGTTGTGCCAATTGCTTCTCCGTTGTTAGGGGCATAACCACCAACACCAAGAGCAGTTTCATAATCAACATCAACGGACTCAACAACATAGTATGCATCGAGATTCTTTTCTTCAAGGATCTCTCTGAGTGACTTAGCGATGCTATCAGTCAGTTCTTTAGGAGTTGCACCGTTCGCAATAATTACTCTGTTCTCGCCTGCTACGTTTACATAGAAGACTTGAACGCTATCAGGAACAAATCCAGTTCTGGTTACAGAACCACCAACAGAGGTGATTGTACCTTGAGGAGTAGCAGAGATTCCAGATCCATTAGCACCAGCAGTAAAAGTAGTGCCAGAGGCATCCCACTGATAATAAGCAGCAAAAGAATCACTCCAACGAACGTGGTCATCTTTACCAACTCTTTCGTCAGTAGAGACTGCAATGATCTTATCGTCTGGAATAGAAGCCGCGTTAGTATAAATCTCTTGGTCGACGAGGAAGTCCTCGATAGCCTGGAGATTATCGGCCTGAACAGAAGGATCATAGGCCAAACGACGAACTCTGATAACAGAAGTCAAATCGTTAGCGGTAAATGTTAAAGCAGAACCGGTGCCGTCGTCAAGAATAAAGGAGTTGTTAGGAGCATCTACACTTAGGACCTCATAAACTGTGCTGTAGAAAATATTTCCAGCAGCTAGCTCACCGGCTCCAGTATATGCGACTTCACCTGGGTCAATGCCTTCAAATACGACTTTGTCACCAGCGGCAAGAGCGGCACCACCGATCGTGAGATCAGCAATATCCTCTACAACAATTGCGCCAGTAGCCGAAGTGAATGAGGCAGTTCCGTTAGTCTTAGCAGTAACAGAAGTTGCTTCTAAGAAATTACCAATTGCAGCACCCGAGACAAAAAGAATAGGCTCTTGTGTGCTTACGTCTCTAGCAACACAACGGAAATCTAGCTCCTTAATGGGAACATAGCGGCTAACTTCACCCGCATCGGTTGGTGTTGCATAAGCTGTATCAGAGATCTGATAGGCTTTGAAACTTTGAATTGTAGGAATTACACGAACGTCTTTAGAATAAATTCTAAATGTGCCGTTCTTTGCTTCCTCGTCGTCCTGCTCAATTCTATAGAAAGTTTTGAAATCAGGATCATCTTTGCCAAGATAGCCAACAATATCAAAAGCGTTATCGTTAGCATCAAGGGCAGTCGTGGTGATAACTCTAATTTCTACGCCATCGGAGTCATTGATACCAAGGGATTTATCTCCAAAGTATCTGTCGCCAATTTTAATAGAAAATAGGTTCCAACCTGCACCTTTACTTACAACTACCTTAGATTCGGGAGTTGGAGTAACACGGGTGTAATAGAGAATTCCATTAACACCTACGTTTTCAAAGAAAGCTCTTACGGAATCATAAGAGATCATGGATTGCGCATTGTTCGAGGAAGTGGGGGTACCACCAGCTCTTTGAACAAAATCCGCTAAAGAACCAATTTGAGTTGGTTGATATGGAGGGAGAGCTGAATACTCATCGATGGGAGTCTCATCATAAGGATCAACCGGAGTTGAACCAAAGATATAACCAATAGCATGAGAGGCTAGGGGCTGAGGTAATCCACCAGTCGCTGACTGAGTAACAAACACTCCAGGACGCTGAATAGCGCCAACATTGATGTTTACAGGATTAGCCATAAAATAATTCTTTACAAAGTAAGAGGCCTTTCAGAGAACCTTTAAACAAACAGCTATTTATAAGCTTTAATCTTCTGCGTTGTTTCTATATAACTCAAAAAGATTGTTCATAAGCCAATCTGGGCAACTCTCTGATCCGCATTTTTGTGTCTCTAGTATTTTTAAAGCTTTACGCATTACTTTATTGAAATCAGAGTCGGTAACATGGTGAGAGCAAACTTTGACAAACTCTTTTAGCCTAATAGAATCCTGCTTGGCGGTTATTGAGCAAAGAATTAGGATAAGTTTTAGGCGCAGTTCATCGGTCATTTATTTCTGGGATTTTCTTATTTCCGCAATTGCATTTTGATGGACTTGAAGCATGGCCATAACTTTTGTCATCGGTTGAGACTCAAAAAAATCTATTGCAACAAATGAGTTGTTTTGAAGTGCATAGCATAATTCAAGCCATTTTATTTTTGGCATAAAATTACAAAATATCTCTTTGGAAACTATTTCAAATATCTCTTTTATGACTCTAGGGGTCAGTTTCTTAACAGGAATATCTGACAGATTAATTAATTCAAGTACGCTAATTACGCATTCTGAAGTTAATTCATTACCTTTTTCAAAGAATCTCTCTAGTACTTCTAAGTCTTTTCCTGTTATGTCTCTAAAGCAAATTGACTTGTTATTTCGGTCTTTAATAGAAATAGTATAATTTGGCTCTCTTGTTACCAAATATTTATCACTCATCACCGCCCATTAGCTCGGCCATCGCCTCACCAATTTTTTTGAGTTGCCGCGCAGTAAGTTTTTTAGCATCTTTCATAGAAAGTCTTTTACCTCCATCTTGGGGGTAATGAAGCACACAGATAGTTTGAAGAGTTGCTTCGATCTCGCTAATTTTTTCGTTGTCGTTAATTTCTGAGATTTGAATTAGGTCTTCTGCGCAAGGTTCTTTTAAATAAATATACTTGCCCTGAGTAATTTCTACAGGAATAACATCTGGTTCTCCAAAGTCAAATTCTCCAAGAGATTCAGTTGCCAGAGTTTCTTCTGCTCCTGGCCGAGACATTTTGCTAGCAGGCATGGTTGTGATATCATATACGTAACATTCTTTAAACCTTAATTTTAATTTTTTGTTTAAGGACCTTATAGATAGGAACTAAATATGGCAATAAATTCTTCAAATGCGCCGTATGAGTCTTGGAAGAAGTTAAAAAATAACTCTGATTATAGATCTAGAGAAACTCAGAACTCCGCATACGTTCGTCAAGCTCTATCTCAAGAGAGATATCTTCGTAGTTCAAATAGGGTTAATCAGGGCCCAGAGTACCAAACAAGAGCGACAATGGCAAGTAACTCGGAACAAAATCCTCATGTATATGGAGCCGAAGACATGTGGGGTTGGCAACAATGGACAGAAAAAGCAACAACAGTATCTCAGTCTTCTTTAGCACCTGGGCTGTATGAAAAAGATCCTGTAGGTGATGCACCTGGAACTCTCTATCCAGGGCCTTCAAGGGTCTCAGGATGGGCCGGTTGTTCTACTTGCAAAAGGAGAAGGCTATGACAACTCGTAGAAGAAGATCGAATAAAGCAATAGATCAGCAATTAGAGTCTGAAACTAAGATTATCTCAAATCCAACTCAGGCGGAAATTGAGCATTTTTTTACGGATCCTACACCAGAAGAGATAAAAGAAGTAGAAAAAATTGTAGAGAAAAAGAAAATTCGCCCAGCAAAAACTGGTAAAGTTTTTCTAGGTGAAGAAGACATTAGACATTTTGAAGCCTATAAAAAGTTTCTAAAAGAAGAACAAGGTATTAAAAATATAAGTCACAAACCTATTTGATGATATAATATAGTCAGATAAGTTATTGCTATGAAACCTGAGATTAAAGAGGCTTATATGAAAACCGCCGAGCTTTTTGCTCAAGTTTCAAATTGTAAAAAACTACAAGTTGGCGCTATTGTTGTTAAAAATGGAAGTATCTTAGCCCATGGCTGGAACGGTACTCCTTCTGGATTTCATACAAATTGTTGTGAGCTTGAAGATGGATCAACAAATCCGTTTGTTCTTCATGCAGAGCAAAACGCTTTGGTCAAAATGGCAAAATCATCCGAGTCTATTGATAAAGCAGAATTGTTCTGTACCCATAGCCCCTGCCCAGACTGTTCTAAAATGATAGCTCAGAGTGGTATTAAGAAAGTATATTATCGTACTGAGTACCGCATTGGAGACGGTATAAATGTTTTAAGAAAACTTGGTGTAGAAGTGGAGAAGATGTAATGTTTGAAGATCCTCAAAACCGCGCAAAAATAAAAAATATATTTAAAAACATCTCTGATTTAGAGAAAGAACTTATTCCCAAGTTTAGAAAAGCAATAAAAACTAGCGGACCAATTGCGCTTTATATCGCAACAAAAGACCAGGATGACATTACGTGGCTCTTTGACCGAAAAGAGATCGCGTTAATGCTCGGAGGAACAGACTCTTTAGAGAACATAACAGAAGAACTTTTGCCCACTCCTCAAGACAAAAAGGAAGGAGTTGTTTTTGCAGTGCTTAAAAAAGTCGGACCTATCTATGCTATAAAAATTGAAAAAGCCGTTTTAGAGGAAGTTTTCTTTAGAAATTAGCAAAAGTTGTAATTATCTCATTAACTTTTTCAGTTAAAGCTTGTACTTGAGGAGCGAGTTTATCTGATGACATAGATAGGCTTATTTCTGTAACTTGAAGAACTACAGAAGGCGCGCCTCCACTACCTAAACTGCTGTCAGGAATAGTAATCTCGTCTCCCACCAAAAAGTTAGAGCCTGCATCTACAATAGAAGATACGGTTACGGCCCCATCTGAAGCTACGGTAACATTAACATCCAAGTCTGTTCCTGTGCTACTTACAAGATTTGTAAGCGAGTAAGAACCTGCAGTTCTGTTACTGTTACTCTCTCCTGTAGCGACCGTAGGACGAATTGCAGTTACCTTACCGTAAGATGTAAAAGATGCTTTTTTTATATTTCCTATTGCTTCGAACGATGCAGAGTTTGCTTTTGTACTAGCTTCTAATGTTACTATGCTATTAGATAGAGTTTTTTGTTCTGCGGAAAGTGAATCAATGTCATTTTCAATAGTTTGAATCTTACTTAAAGACTCAATCTTTTCATCAACAACACTTTCTCTTGTGTTAAAATTATTTTGTAGCGTATTAAACGCATCTTCTAAAAGCTCAAAAGCGTTTTCTAAGTTTGTAATTGAAGAAGAACTAGCGTCAGATAAAGCAGCCTGAGCTGAAGCAATAGCCGTGGAGAAGATTTTTAAATCTCTAATACTGGCATAAGTTCTATCTGCGTATCTTACGTTTACTGCACTCTGAGTAGTTGTAGGATCAACAACTTCGCAAAGTGAAGCTCCAAGCAATAATCCGCTCTTTGTACCCGAACCATCTTCTACAAAAAGAGTAGCGTTGGATAAAAATCCGTCTTGAGATAATACCTCTCCTGTACTAGCTAGTTCTTGCCTGGAGACATTTAGCAGTCCACCTGCGTAGTCCTCAATAAACTTAGATCGAAGGTCTGCCATAATATTGATAGATTTCTGTTTCTTTGATATTCTTAGGGAAGAATGCGTACATCTGAATTGGAATTACGCTTGTTGGTGGCGGATTGTCCCATAAAACAAGCCAATTGTTTGTAACTAATAGCCTTATTTTAGAAGCAATTCTTGTATTACCCCAGTTGATGTCATTACCTCGGAGATCAAGCAGAGTCTTATAGACTTTTCTAAAAGGAGGTAAAGTGCCTGGAGCTATGTTAGCAGAGGCCGTAACGCTGGGAATAAATGACGACAGAGTTCTTTCCATCGCTTTTTCTGTAAGCCTACAATTCTTTAAACTTAATATTCCGATGTTCTTAGATAACCCTAAGTTTATATAATCAAGCTCAACGCAGTTGTCTAAATTTACAACTTCAAGATTAGGAAGATCTGTTGCAATAAAAGACTTTAAGTTATAATTTCCCTCTAGGTTTATTGACTTAAGAAACTCTCTTTTTAAATTAAAGTTTACGTATAGAAGATCATTTCTTTGAAGATTTATGCTCTCAATTTTGGGATCTACACTATACGAGCTTTCTGCATCAATCCATAGATCATCCCATGTTAGAATATTTTGGTTTGTTATTTTTAGTTCTTCTATCAAAGCAACACCTTGAGTTTGTATTGCTATTCCCATAGAATTGCTTTTTTCTTTATATAGAAAAGCCCTATCATTTGTTACTAGATCCTTATCAGCAAAAGCAAGATAATTAAATGAGTTGCTTTGCTTCTTATCAAATGGTAGTATTATTGTGTCTTCCTTACTAATTAAAAAATTTGTTGATATTTTCATTTAGATAATCCTCCCGCAAGAGTTTTAGGACAGAATCTTAGATAACTTTCGCCTTTTGATTTATCAAATCTTTTACATTTTAACAAGTTCATACATGCCATATAAGCATACGGGTCTTCTAATAAAGAACATTTAAACGGCTCATTTTTTTCCCATTTGGCTTTAATTGATTCGATTAATCCGTATTCAGAGTTATAGTACGCGGGGTATAATGAGCTCATTTCTTTGCCATCTTGACGAAAGACAAGCGGCTCTGTATTTATCGTCGATTTTAATGGTTCACCATTGTTTGTGATAGAGACATCATGTCCAAGGAGCTCAAAATAAGAAGGCTTATTTGTTTTGCTATATGGTAAGAATAAACTTTCTGGGCTTTTATTTGCAGAAGATCCAAACGGCCTATCTATGCCAACTGATCCGTTGCTAATGGAAGAAAATGGTGTCTCATCTCTCTGATAATAAATTGCTTTATTAATTGCACTACCACAAGAGTTAATTGAAGCATCCACCCTTGATTCGCAATTTTCTCCACCAAATTTTTTACAGGACTCTAGAGCATTAAAGTTTTCAATTAAACCTTGATTGATTAAAATATCAACCTCTTTTTGCGCAATTGATTCTTGATAATTATCTTCCTGATACACCGAAGGTAATTTAACGCCTACTTTTCTGTCAGCATCAGTAAAAGAAGCGGAGGTAGTTGTAGACTCAGTTTCATTTGCTTTTGACGTATCCAGCGTATCCAGCTTATCTAAAATATTTGAGTTTTTCTCAACAACAGTTTCTGGAGCAGAAAAATCCACAATTAACTTATTATCTTCAATGAATGAAATAAATTTATTTATTGTGTTATTAGAAGTTATATCTGCCTCTGATTTATTTCCTATAAAGGAATAGGTGCTTGTTATTTGAGAAGATAACTGATCTGCCTGCTCTGGTGTAATTGTACCCTCTCTGGTAATAGACTCTGGTACAGGAGAATTACCAATTCCAGGTGCTCCTTTAATTGTTGCTGTTCCAGGAATTGTAGGTACTCCGATGTTTGTAATGTCTCCTTCAATTGGTACTAAATTTTGAATTACTTTTGAAATTTCTTCGATCTCTTTATTCTGAGCGTTAATAAAATTATCAAAAGAGTATAAGTCTACAGAATCTTGACTTAGGTCATACTCAAGAGTATTAACAAAATTCGTTAGGGTAAGATCTAGCAAGTTGACAAGGTTTTGCATAATACCAACTAACAGATCTAGTCTAACTGGCACATTTTCCCTTATATAAAAATTTGGTACTTGATAAGAATTGCTGTAGTAACTTAGTTTGTATAGCAATCCACTTAGGTATCCGTAACTAATTAACTGAGTTAATCTTCCGCCGTTATAGCCATCAATTAATTGCCCATATTCGTTATGGTTATGATCACTACCTGTATTTAAAAGAGCAATTAATTCTCTAGGAGTTAATCCGTTACTTTTTTCGTAAAGATTTTGAATTAAATTTGTAGAGGCGTTTCCTAAATTACCTCCAATGAGTTTTGTCCATTTTTTAAGTGCAAGAGGTACTTCTTTATTTGCAACCTTATAATCTATGGTTTTAGAGTCATAGGAAAACGGCGATTGTCCATATATCAAAGACTCAGTAATTGGCTTTAATAGGCTTATTTTATCTTTTTCAAGAAGAATATTTGCTTCTTTATTTTGAAGCAGATAAGTAATAGACTCAAATAAAGTCAAATCATTACCGGAAAGATATTCTTTAAATAGCAATAGTTGATCAGGGTTAATTGCAAAAGTTAAGTTAATTAACAAACCAACCAATTTACCGTATCTACTCTCGTTAAAAACGGTGCCAGAAGTTTTATTTTTAGTTGCTATAGATAATAGCTTTGTTAAGTTATCATTGTCTCTTGAATAAAGATATCCTATATAAGCGTCAATTGCGCTTTCGCCTCCAAATTCGTAAATTAGCTGAGATAACTCGTAGCCTCTAAAGAAAGATACTTGGTCTGAGGCGTCTGAAATAGGAGCAAATTTTGAAAGCAATTCCTCAAAAGACTCTGCTGATAAAAACTGATCAATCTCGCTTTCCTGAAAATTAAGAGATCTTAGTTGATCAATTAATGTTTCTCTTTCAAGAGTAGAAAATTTAAATGATATGTTAGGGATAAAATCTCCAGGGATATACCCGATGTTTACAATCTCAGATACAATTCTCTCTAGAGACGACTGAAGCTTTCTACCCCAGTCTCCAATTTTACTTAAAGACTTACCTGTTAAGGATGGTTTATAAGTTATGTCTGAAAGCCTATTATATGAGTCTAATAAGTATCTTAAAACCCCATTAAATCCAGGCAAAATTTTATTATCAGCAGATAATAACTCTAAATCTTTACCAGAAATAAATATCTTTCTAAGCTCATTTATCTGAATAGATACTGGACCTAATCCTTCATATCCTGGTAAAATACCGCTTGAACCTATTCCTTGGCTCAGAGCTTCAATCGTATCGCCAAGCCTATTTGATACATTAAGCAGTTGCTCGAGACCAAATAAAATT